TGTAGACACTCCTCAACAAGTCACAAAGACTCTCAAAGAAGCAAAGGATGCTTGTGTCAATCTAATCATCTTTGATGTGGTTGACAAGACCCCTGAACCTGAGTATAATGACTCTGTAGGGGTTGATAAGGTGAATACTGAACTTAATAAGGTTGTTGAAGGTTCTTTGAATTGCTATAAGCAAGTTGAAGGTACTGATGAGTTTGTAAAAGTATCTCCTACTGAGTTTGGATTCCCTGAACCTACTCTTGAACCGATTGAGTTCTAATGTTTAAGTTTATTTTACACCTTTTAGTTAATCAAAACAAAATGCACGATTCTACTCTTGACCTGTTCTGCGAACACGAAGATTCTAAGTATGCAGATGAATATGCACTTTATGTTGAAGAACTTGCTTCAAAATACGAAGTGACTTGTGATTACATCATCCAAGAGTTTATTCTTGAATAATCTGTGCCACTAATTGCACCGTCCATAACACCTTCCGTTGATTCGGGGGGTGGGATTTGTGTTATTTTTTTATTATAAATAATAACAGAAATAACATTAAACCCTATGCCATTCAAAGATGAAAATAAGTTAAAACAATATAGAAAAGATTATTGGGAAAAAAATAAAGAACATTATGAGAAATCCAGAAGAAATAGAATTTCTAATCAAACTGAAGAAGATAAGGAAAACTATAAAAATACCAGGAATATATGGAGAGAAAAAAATAAAGATGAAATTAATAAAAAACAGAGAGAAAGGAAAGAAAAACATAAAAAATATTTGATTGAGATGCTTGGTGGAAAATGTGCTGGATGCGGAACAACTACCAATTTACAATTCGACCATATTGATAGAAATAGTAAGTTATTTTGTATAACTCATCAACTTGCTTCAAAATTAGAAAAATTAATAGAAGAGGCAAACAAATGTCAATTATTATGTGATAGTTGCCATAGAATAAAAACATCAATAAATCACGATGCTAATTGTTTAGCAGAAGGCAAGAGGGTAATTGACATACAAATTATCGGAAGTAAAACCATTGTGACACTAGAACAAGTGTCCCTATAATTGACCGAGCACGGGGTTTCTGTGCTACAATACTTGTATTGATGAATTGATTTTATGAAACTTTATCCCTATCAGCAGAGAACTCTTGATGCGATTAAGTCTCAAATTAAAGGCACTTGCTATCTTCCTACTGGTGCGGGTAAAACTGTTGTGATGATGGAAGATGCTCGTCAGAGGATTCTTAACGCACTGGAACCAATGACATTTGTTGTTGTTGCTCCTCGTATTCTGCTTGCAAATCAACTTTGTTCTGAGTTTGAAGCATATCTCAAGGACCAGAATGTTGCTTATATGCACGTTCACAGTGGTGAAACTCATCATCAATCCTCTACACGTCCAGCAGACATTGCAGAATACAATGACACTGCAATCGGAAGTGGAAAGCATCAGTTTATCTTCACCACTTATAATTCGATTGGTCGGGTGAATGAATCAGATATTGAAATTGATGTTGTGTATTTTGATGAAGCACATCATTGTGTGAAACCATCCAACTTTGTTGGTATTGCACATACTTCATCAGTTGCAGATAATGCTTATTTCTTCACTGCAACCCCGAAGTTCAATAACAGCACTGAGTCTATGAATAATACTGATGTTTATGGAAATAACATCATCAGTATTCCTGCACAAGAACTGATTGATGCTGGTAGTATCATTCCTCCCAAAGTTGTGCCTTATGAAGCACAAACCATTCGCACTAAAGAAAATGCTGCATTTGTAGATGCAGAAAACGTTGTAGGTATTCTCTCAGAGATTTCTGATTGTGATGCTCCTAAAGTTCTTGTTGCTGCTCCAAGCACCAAAGTAATCTGGGCAATGTTTACTGAGAGTGATTTGCTTCAACAACTCAATGATATGGGTTATACGATTATGCACATCACTTCCAAGCACGGTGCTTATATTGACAAACAGAAAGTGTCTCGTGAAGTATTCTTTGAGAAGATGAGTGAGTTTGGTGCAGACCCAGAGAAAAAGTTCATTGTGTTTCACTACAGCATCTTGTCTGAAGGTATCAATGTTCAAGGTTTGACTCATTGCATTATGCTTCGCAATCTTCCATTGATTGAAATGGCACAGACTGTTGGACGGGTTATCCGTATGCACGGTGATGACCGTAAAGCAATCGCAGATGGTAAGATGAAAGCAGGAGAGTTTGCTTTCTACAAGAAACCATTTGGCACTATCACGATTCCTGTTAATAACAACTATGGTGATAAGATTGCAAAGCAACTTCAAAATGTTGTGGATACTATCTTTGTGAAAGGTGAAGTTCTTGGTGTATAAATTATATTATGTGTCCCACATAGAATTATGCCATTTACAAAGAAATTTCCACAGTCAGGAGAAACAACCCATATTCGGGTTCCGAAATGTTATGCTGAACTCATTGAAGAACTGATGGTAACGTTAGATGAACGATTTGATGTAGATAAGGGCAAACATCTACTGAAGAAGTTCATACACAACTTAACGTGAGTCCAATGATATCCTGTGACACTTGTGGCACTGGCACAGTAAAAGAGCACATACCCCTAAATGTGTTATAGTAGTTCTATGGTTGAGGAAGACCTTCAATGACTTACACCCCACATCTTTCTAAGATTCCTTATTTGATGATTCCAGAAAACAGAGTGAATCTTGCATTCAATTGGTATCAACGAGATAGGAGTCATCCACAAAACTTTCCTGCTTATTCTTATTGGATTCAACAATGCACAAATGATGGGAGTGATTACTGATGGAAATGCTTGATACTGTTCTGACTATTGAGGAAGTTTTGACTGATAAACAATTGCTTGCTCTGCAAGACATTCTTTGCCATTACAAAGAGTTTCAGGAAGAACTTTACAACTATCCTGAACCTGATACTCTCTTCACTAAGACTCAACAAGAACTGTTTGACATCTTTAACATCAAATGACTTCTATTTCTTTTACCTCTGGTGAGTTGTTGGATATTATGTCCGTACTTGAAGAGAAAGAAAATGCTCTTCAACTTGCAGAGAATTATCAACTCTCTGCTTATTATATGCACCTTGGGGGTCAATTCCAACGGATTTATGATAAACTGCAGGAGTTTGTTCCTGAGAACCGAGTTGCCAATCTTGTCCTTGCTGTGAATTGATGACTATGGAAACACACAGTCTGATTATTCTTTCTACTGCACACCTACATCCATTGGAAGCAGCAAAGATTGATGAATTTTCTTATGTTGGAAACAAAGAATGTGCTCTTGTTTCCACTGTTTCAGAGATGAGGGATTTCTATTATCAGGGTGGATTGGTTTGCTTGTGCGACCTGTTGAAATTGGTGCAAGAAAAATATAATGCAAAATATGTTCTCTTTGACCCTGATGCAGATACTACTGATGAGTTCAGGTGTTATCAATGGTGATGTGCCAGTTGTAGCACTGGCACACTAAAAGAGCACAGAGGCACCAGATGCCTTATAATACTCTCATACGAAACAAACCGATGACCCTGACCGAAGCAAACAAGATATGGTCCGACTGTTACAACAGCGGCGACCTCTCACTGTGGAACAACTATACTAACGCCCAGCGTGAGCAGGCAATCGCCACCCGAGACGCCCACTTCAACGGTCGCCAGTGGGGCATCTGGAACATCAACGATTGGGACTGATTGCCCTACCTGGTGGTCTGACTGGTAAGTGATGGCACTCTGAAAACTGGCACAGGGCATCCTTCGGAGTGCCCTTTGATGCCTTATAATACTCTCATACACAAAGGAACTTCAAATGCTTGATGCCTTTACTGATTATCCTATTGAAAAACTTGATGATATTGAATTTGAAAAAGCACCCATTCGTAAATGCACCATTCTAACTTGGGACAGAAATAAGTATTGTGATGTCCTTGTATATTTTGTAGATGAGGATGGTGATTTGCGAGGACACATTACTAACTTCAAGCAGTGGTATTTGTATAAGAATGAAGCACGACTTGATGATGGTATTCAATTTACTGATGATGAACTGAAAACTCTTCCTTGGACTTGCCGATGACTGCTATTGAAATTGATGAAATGATGAACCGAATGGAATCATTTGGTGGTTCATTTGTTGTTGCACTTGCTTATGCAATGCGAAAAGCAGACCCATCAAATAAAACTAGACTGATTCTTGCCTTTCCTGAGTATGTGAAAGAGTATGGACCAGAAAGTCAGTTTCCTGCGTATGAATGATGAAACCTAAGTTCCGTGCCGTATTAGAAATGGCAATAGAAGAAGGTGTAAGGTTTGGATACAATCGTGCTTTTAAGCATAATTCAGAACCACACATTGATTCTATATCTGATAGTATAGTTACAGAAATCTTTAATTCACTTGACACTTGGTTTGATGACATCAACGACACTGAAAACTAAAATGAATCCTGAAATTAAACAGAAATGGGTTGATGCTCTGCGTTCTGGTAAGTATGACCAGGGCAGTAAGAAACTCCGCAGTCATCAAGGTTATTGTTGCCTTGGTGTTCTTTGTGATTTGTATGCACAAGAACAGAATAGAGAGTGGAAGTTTAGTGGAGAGTATGAGGAAAGTCCTCTCCCGATGGATTATTGGTATTTCGATGGTGAGGGTGAGTTTCTGCCCGACTCTGTAAGAGAATGGGCAGGATTTTCTCTTCCTAGTCCTGAAGTTCGAGTTGATGTAACCGACAATGATGATGAGGATGATTGGTTCTATAATGATGAGATTGCCAGTCTGAACGATACAGGTTATACTTTTGAAGCACTTTCTAAACTAATCAAAGAACAATTTTAATGGAACAACAAACTGTGACTCAATACAAGTCTGTAAATCTTACTCTGTATTTCAATGCTGAATTGGATGATGGTGAGGTACAAGATTTCATTGACCGTATGACTGGAAAGTATAATCATCCTGATGACATCATCAAAGATTATGAATACTGGTATGATGAGTGAGTCTAGTGTGAGACTGTGCCACTTGTAGAGGTGGCACACTATACCCCCCAAACCCCTTGCTGAGGTGCTACAATGATTGCATTGAAGGTTGAGAGACCAATGACCGAAACACAAGTTCAACTCAAAGAAGCCACTGTTGATTTCATTAAGGATTTGGTTGAGCAATCCTATTATGATGAAGATATGTATATTTTCATCGGTGAGCACGGTGAAGATACATTTGTTCAGTATTATGAAGAGTATGTTCAGTTTGGTGAATCTTATAACTATCGTGCTGTAGATACTTTCATTGAAGAGTTTGGTATTGATAATCTATCTTCCTTTGAAGATGCTTACCGTGGTGAATGGGAGTCTAAAGCAGATTATGCGGAAAACTTTGTAACTGATTGTTATTCTGTTGATTTCCCTGCTTTTATTGAGATTGACTGGGAAAATACCTTTGACAATCTTGATTCTGTTTATGTCAATGGTTTTGTTTTTGATACCCAATTCTGAATTATGAAACTTCAATCTAACGATGGAAACATGGTGGTAGATTTCTACCCCATCAAAACACCTTTTGGTGATGTATCTCAAGAGTGGTTCTTGAAGACTCTCACTTTTATGGGTCAAAGTCAATCCAAGAAGTTTCTCAATCGCATTGAGATGAATCTTGAGATTGAAGAATATCTCAATCACACTATTCCGTATGAAGTTGTAGACTTCAATACGATTCCACAACTTGCTAATCCTTTTATTGGTGTCTGACAATGCTTCTGAAACTAACTGACATTGAGTTTGATTTTGATGATGGAGAAGAAATCTCTGGGGAACTTCCTTATGATGAACAGGTTGCAGTCACTAAATCCGTGATTGGTGAAGTCTTTGAGGTTGAGACTGAAGATGAACTTGCTGATGCAGTTTCTGACAGAACTGGTTGGTGTGTGAAATATCTTGATTATGTTGAAATCTCTGAATCTCACTGAGTCCAATGATGCCCTGTGCCACTTGTTCTAGTGGCACACTAAAAGAGCACAGACCCCTAAATGTGGTATTCTTAAAGGGTGGAAGGGGTCGCACCCACCCGCAAACGTCCAAACTCTATTTTAATCAAAATGACTGTTGATTTCTCTCGTGATGTGATGGTTGGTATGCTCCGCAAGGGTGATACTGGCAACGACATTCTGGATATTCTGAATGTTCTTGTTCCCGATCAAACTGAACTCACTCGTGAGCAAGTTTGTGAAGACCTGGGCATTGCTGATTGTCCTGAGAATGATGATGAGATTGCCCGTGCTATGGTTGCTGCCTGAGTTTAATTTGGGGGAGATTCAATTCTCCCTCTGTGGATTTAATTCATTTACTCTTTGATTCCAATGTTTGTTATCTGTCCCGCATCTTTTGATTTGATTGATGCTGAGTGGTTTGACAATGTATATGAAGCAAAAGATGAAGCACTTGATTGGAGTGTTGAACTCTCTGGTGAGAATGTGATTGTTTATCGGGCAGTTGAGGAAGATGATGGTGCTTATGAGTTTGATAAACTCTATGCCATCTCTGCCTGATGAGAACTAAAACACTCACATTTAGACCACCAAATAAGATGCGAACTATAATTCTTATCTTTGCGGTTGCATTTATTTTCTCTCCGAGTGTGAGGAATGTAACTGCAAACACACTTTACACTGTTGCTGACGTTATTTCATCCAAATGACACTCACTCACATTAACAATCAAAAACTTAAGCAGTTTGCTATTACTGCTCCTGGATTTGAGTTTCCTGATTATGTTTATGCAGAAACAAGAGAACAAGCAATTCTAGAGTGGGCAGATACTATTGTTTGTGCTGATGTAACTGAAATTGAAGAACGGTGAGTCCAGTGTTGAGACATGCCACTTGTAGCACTGGCACACTAAACGGGCACTGGCACTTTTTTCTGGTAAATTAAGAGGGTGGAAGGGGTCAGTCCCATCCGAGTCCAATTCTTCACTTCTTGTTATGGATCGTCAGCAAGTTATCGCAAAGATTCAATCCATTCTGAAACTGCAGAATGGAACTTCTTTTGAAGGTGAGGCAGATGCTGCTGCCAAGATGATTGATAAACTGTGTAAGCAGTATGGTGTTACAATCACCGAAGCAACTGAAACTCAAGTTTATGATGAATCTTTCATCAATTTCAAACGTGTGAATGTTGCACTTACGACTCTTCTGAATGCGATTGCATCTTTCTATGATGCAAAGGCATATATGAAGAATGGTGATGTTAAGTCTCTGCAAATCATTGGTAGTGAAGCACAACAAATCCAAGTGCGTCTCTATTATGATTACCTGAATCAAGTGATGGAGAAAGAAGCAGAAGTTGCATATCAAGCAGAGAAGATTATGTCTGCTCTAACTGGTGCAACTGTTTCTCGTAGTTTCAAACTTAATTTCCGCAAGGCATTTGCAGATAATGTTGCTCTGCGTTTGCGTGAAATGAAGAAAGCAGAGAACCGAGTTCACGATGATGCAAAAGCAGTGAGTGATAAACTCTCTACGATGCGATTCGGACGTGCAAAGAAGATGAATGGTGCTAATGGTGCTGGTGCTTATGCTGGTTCTAACGTTGGTGCTGGTGTATCTCTGAACCGTCAAGCAACTGGTTCTGTGACCAAACAACTGTGTGGAGTGTGAGTTAATCTCACCTCTACTTCACTTTTCCCTTTATTCCTAATACGATGAACGCACAACTGACAATTGATGAGTGTAAACTGATGTGGGTTGTTGGTGCATTGCAACGACTTGCAACTTTGGGTATGATTGGTCCTGATATTCCTCTGAAACTTTCTGGTAGTGCAGTAGATGATTATCTTTATATTGATGAGCATCGGGAAATTCTGTTTGAATCTGATTTTGAGATTGCAAGTATTTTCACTGCTCTTGTCAATAGTGAATGTGACCCAAAAGTTCAAAATCCTGATGATACCAAACCTCTGATTGAACTTCTTCTGCAATATAAGAACAATCGCACCGAGATTGTGAAGTATGCACTCTCGCAACAAGTTATTTGAAAATGACAATGGATAAAGATTTAATGCAAATCACACTGAGTAAGGAAAATTATAAGGTTCTACATAAACTCATCTGCGACCAAATGGTTTATATTCTTTCTCCATTTGACAATGATGATTATGAACCAACGCAAGAACATCTAAAGATTCTCGACGCAGTTACAAAGTTCAGTTCTTATCAAGTTACTTACAATGTTTGACCTTCTGAAGTTTAACCCCCATCATATTCCTGAGTCTATTCAAGCACGACATAAGTTTTCCAACGGTTGGGAGATTAGTGTAGTTGCTGGTCCACCGAATTGTGGTCTCTATGGCAACATCAATGAGAACACTTATGAAGTTGCAATTTTCCGTCCCAATGGAAATATGACTGAAGATGTAAATGGTTGGAATACTAAAGAAGAAGTATCTGCGATGATGTGGGTGCTGTCTCAACTCTAGTCTCTTATACCGTGTGCCACTTGTAGCACTGGCACAGTAAAAGAGCACAGACCCCTGGATGTGGTATATTAAAGAGGTGGAGGGGTCTGGTCCCACCCGAGTCCCATTCTTCATTCTTTATGCAAACTCTTCAGATGACTGCTGCTCAACGGATGGAAAAGCAATTCTTCATTCAAATGATTCAACTTGTGAATGAAGTGCAAGGTAAGCAGAAACTTCCTTCTCAAGTTAATTCTTCTCGTAAGTCTGCTTGGTGTAAGAAAGTTTCTAATCCCAAGCAAAAGAAAGATGCACTTGCTCGCATCTAGTTCTTAATTCTTTCATCTGTCCCACACAAACAACAAACAATGCTGATCAAAACTGTTTTCGATGTTCAAACCAAGCAAGCAGGTTATGCTATTTGTGATCCTGCCACTGAACGTTGTGGTTTTGTGACTTATAGCATCATCAATGCTATTAAAGCAGGGCAATGTAAAACCTTCGCACAAGTTCAACAACTCATCAATGCCTGAAATGAATCAAATGTATGAAGTTACTTATCAGGTGCCTTACAACGATTGTGAATGGAGAAGTCAATACTTTAATACTCTACAAGAAGCACAATCAATGGTAGAGTTTTATAGGTCTTGTGGATCTCCTGCTAAACTGATTGAACGTAAAGTAAGTAACTGAAATGACTCAAACTCTCACTGAAACCATCTACTCTGATGCTCTGTTATTTCTGACTCGATACTTCAATCAGTTTGATGAATGTCAGTTGCAAGAACACGATGATTTGACTATTCAAGACATTGTTGATGTTCTTGGTTATGCAAGTTTCGAGGAGCATTATCATTCTGATGTAGCATATATTTCTGATATTCAGACACTCAATAAACTTCGTAATGAAATTCGCAATCGGTTCTATCAATGACTGAACTCATCAATCGAACTCATATGCTTATCGAGGCACTTGAGTATTATATTCAAGACCTCAAAAAGAATAATTGCACTGAAGCATCTATTCAAGCATACACAACTCTTCTCAAAGAGATTGATGTTGACAACTACTCAGTCATTGATTAAAACAAAGATGAAACGTAAAGAAAAACTTGAACTACTATCTAAAGCACAAGATGGTAATGAACTTCTTCTAATCGCACAAGCAATTATTAACTCTCAAACCAAATGATTATTCTTCAAAAAGAAAACCACGGTTGTGTTTATACAATTGATCCTGATACTCAAGAACTCTTCTATGCCCCCATTCATACAAACAACACTGTAAATCTTTCTGAGTTTGCACCTGTTGATCTATCAAGTGTAGATGATGAATATGATGTAATTACGATTCAAAAAGAACTGATTAACCTAAACAAATAGTAATACAATGAATGAAACGTTTGTAAGGTTGAGTGAAGAACAAATCAATCTGATTATGTTCTGTCTAGAGCAAATGGAATGTGATTTCAATGAGACTGAACAATCATTATGCGAAGCAATCATTGACTCTTTCACCACTGCTCTAGTAGAGATAAACACTTAATCATAAGATGAAATAATCATTTATAACGATAAAATGTTTTAATTGATAATTAAATTAAATGTATTAAAAAACATATGTTAGTGTTTTGTGTTGATATAATGATAGTGTTATAATAGTCTTTATATCCTCTTTATACTCTTATAAATGCCTCTAGTTCTTGTCTTTAGACACTTATAAATGCCTCTAGTTCTTGTTGTCTAGGCCCGCATTATACCATAAGACCCAAAAAAAGTCAAGGGCATTACAGACACTCCTAGGGGTGGCACAAGACATATAGACAATGAAACTCCTGAGACTCACACATCTTATGAGTCTTGGGAGTATTTTGCTAGTTACTCGTAAGACTCATAGGTCTCAAACCACTGCAGTAACTGGCACATCGTATCGTGAGTCTCACTGATTCTGCGATAGACTTATAGGGTCGGGAGGGGAGGGAATATTATAAACTCCCATAACTGATAAGAAATACGCACCTGTGGAAAAATAGTTTTCCACAGGTTTCATTCATTTCCTATAGGGGAAAGTAATGATTTCCCACAGATAGTTTTCCACAAGTTTATGATGATTTGTAGTGTTTGCAAGGGTTTATAAGAATTGCCCTGTGGAAAAAGTCTTATAGTTTTCCACAGGTTCGTTATATCTTGTGGAAAACTATTCGTGTTAGAATCTCATTCGTCCTGAGAGTTCGTTATACATAAGAGTTCGTTATAATCATTCGTTGTGCTTATAGTATTATAATATATTCGTCTTATAGTATAATAATATAATAGCAACGTTATGTTTGAGACCCCCCATAAGGTTTGCTATTTCAATCAGACAGTGCTATACTATTCGTTGTACACAGTTTCTGACATAAACTGATGTCGTCCTCTGAGTATCATAAACTCTCGGAGGAGTTCGTTATGCAACCCCCCATAAGGTTTGTTATTCTTATTGACCAAGACTACATAATTCGTGTTGCACAGTTCGTGTTATAAACTGATGTCCTCCTTTCGTTATATCTAACCCCCCATAAGGTTTCGTATTAGAATTAAACAGTAATGAATATAAACTATTCGTGATTGTTCGTTTATTATAATTAAACAGCACTGTTTGACAGTTATATTTTGTGTTGTTGTATTCTTATACCTAACCGATGCCCCCTTATATAAAATCAATGGGTCCTTCAAGGCTACACCGAACCGAAAACGAGAGAGTAATTGTCTTTCAAATAAAAAAATTTTTCCAAAAAATTTTTCCAAAAAAGTTGAGGGCACAAGAACAAAAAATGATATATAAGTTTAGAATTTAATCAAAAAAATGACAATGAGATTAGAAATTGATGATTATGAAAAGGATCTTTTAATTGATACAATTCAGCATAGATTAGACACTGATAAAATCTTAGTGATTAACAATAGTCTGAAAGAAGAACTTGAAGATCTTCTAAGGAAAGTGGAAGAAGATGAATACGTATAATATTTCAGTAAATGGAAATGAAATATTAAGTCAAGTGCCGCAGAATGATTTACAGGAAAATCTGAAACTTATCAGAGGACTTGTATGGACATCTGGGGGAAATGATGGGGATATTACAGTATCTCTAAATAAGAATGAAAACCATTGCAATGAATGATTTGTGGTGGTAGAATACTAAAGAACAGATTATTTTTCGCAATTATTTTTTATGGCTAAAGGATTTACGGTAAAAGCAAAACTTCCGACAGGACCTGTGGAAGGAGAGTTTAATTTAGAAGCAGCAAAAGAAATGATCCGAGGCAAATCAATTGTCTTTTGTTTGCCTGGACGAGGAGTATCTTATCTGTATCTGAAGAATTTTGTTCAATTATGTTTTGACCTTGTTCAGAACGGAGCAAGTATTCAGATTTCACAAGACTACAGTTCAATGGTGAACTTTGCACGATGCAAATGTCTTGGAGCAAATGTTCTCAGAGGACCCAAGCAGATTCCTTGGGATGGAAAACTACAGTATGATTATCAACTCTGGATTGACAGTGATATTGTCTTTGATACTGAGAAGTTCTATCGTCTTGTAGCAATGGACAAAGAGATTGCTGCTGGATGGTACTGCACTGAAGATGGTCACACCACATCGGTTGCCCATTGGTTACAGGAAGATGATTTCAGAAGCAATGGTGGTGTGATGAACCACGAGACACTGGAGACCATTCAGAAACGTCGTAAACCATTTACAGTGGATTACACAGGTTTCGGATGGGTTTTGATTAAGAAAGGTGTATTTGAGAATCTTGAGTATCCTTGGTTTGCTCCGAAGATGCAGGTCTTTGAATCTGGTGAAGTTCAAGATATGTGTGGAGAGGATGTTTCATTCTGTCTTGATGCAAAAGAGGCAGGATATGAGATCTGGTGCGATCCTCAAATTCGTGTTGGTCACGAAAAGACACGAATCATCTGATAAGTGTCTAGAAGGTATTTCTTGACCTTCTTTGAAACGTTATGATAGAATGTCTCTATAAGGTTTGTATCGTCTTATAGAGACATTTTTATTGGCTTGAGAGACTTTATAAAAACCCCCTTATAAAAACCGTTAGATGGAGAACTAAAATGGCACAAAAGAGTCGGAAGGATATGAAGATTGAGAGTATTCCGAAGAATACTCGACAAGGTGAAGGTAGAAATACTAAATATGCTGCTACGAGTCGCAATGGGGCACGTAAGAAGTACCGAGGTCAAGGACGGTAAATATGGCTTATTTAAACCATAGTCTTCCAGATTGGTCCTGTTATATTCGTAATGAATTTCTTTTTAATCACAAGAAAGGTCACGGTGAAGTAACTAAATGTGATGTTCATTGTGTTGCTAGTATTGAAAAAAGAGTTCCTTTATTTGAGGCATTCCTTGAGAATGGCGTGAATTGGACTCGTAGACCTCTTCACGCATTTTGTTGGAAACCAGATGCAGAAATAGAACCTTTAGAGGATCTTATGTACTGGGACTGCTTTTCACCGTATGTTGATGTTCAAAAACGTGCCCGTCTTGCTGGATTGCAAGCAGAATTGATTCGTCCTGATGGAAAAAAAGTGATTGGGAGATATATGTTTACCCTTGATTGGTCATGGGAAAATAAAGGAGTCACTGATCTTAATTTTTCAGAGACTCCTGAACATAAATGTGCTCATTTATTCAAGGTGGAAACTGGAAATTACTATGCATATCCAAACAATCGCATTATTTGGTATGATAATGCCTGGACTTTCAATAGAATTGACAAAAATCCAGGATATGAAATTGATTTGACAGTATATTCGGTTGAAAATAAAAGAAAAATCGAAACATCTGATCATTACATGTACGAAATTACAAATTTAAATCAAAATAAATAAATTTTTACTAAAGATATTGAGTTGAAACAGTTTTCGATGGGCAATCACCTTCTTTTGGAGGTTTATGATATAGAACACAATCTTCTGAATGATGGTATTTCTCTTCAGGGGGTGATGGAACGTGGAATTGAACGTGCTGGAATGACTATTTTAAATATTTTTCAGCACTGTTTCTATCCTCAAGGAGTTACGATTGTAATTGCTCTTTCGGAAAGTCATGTTTCGTGTCATACATGGCCGGAAAGAGGTTGTATTGCCATAGATGTATATACTTGTGGTGAAGGAAATCCAAAATTAGTTGCACTAGAATTGTTGAAGTATTTTAATTCGGATAATTATAAACTTCGTCAGTTGGATCGTTAAATAATAATAGAGATAGCAACCTCTTTAAAAGTTCCGGTTTTACTAAAAACAGGAGTTGCAAATGTCTTTTTATCAAATTGATAGAAATAAAGATTATATGAGAGAAATGTGGGGAACTACAAGTCTCATTACTGATTACAATCAACAAAAAAATACAAAAAAAGTACTTCAGGAGATTATGCACGATCATGCACCAAAGCATGATTTTAAAAAACAAACTGAATTACACGAAAAGATCAGAAATGATGAAGATTATGATGATTGGAATTATGGTACAGAACCAGTCTATGGAAAAATTGTCTGAAAAGTCTTATAGATATATAAAAGACAATTAATCTTAGATGCCAATTAGCATTTCAAGATCTTTTAAAGACATTAGTTTGTCTTTTTCACGTCATCCTGTTACAAATGATATTTTAATTTTAAAAAATGAGGATGCAATTAAAAGATCTGTTCTCAATTTAGTTCAAACTCAAATTAGTGAGAGGTTCTTCAATAACTTATTGGGAACCTCTGTGAATTCTTCTTTGTTTGAACTTGCAACACAAGAAATAGAGATTATTTTAAAAAGAGAAATTGAAACTGTATTAAATAATTTTGAACCAAGAATTAGATTAAATAATATAGAGGTAGAAGTAATTGATGATTATAATGAATTGACCGTTAAAATTGTATATGACATTGTTGGACTACCATTACCACTACAGAATATAGAGTTTATTTTACAACCAACTAGAATATAATGTCCTTCAATAACTTTACAAACTTAGATTTTAATGATTTAAGAACTCAAATTAAGAGTTATTTGAGAGCAAATGCAAATTTTACAGATTTTGATTTTGAAGGATCTAATTTTTCTGTTTTAATTGATATTTTAGCATATAATTCTTACATTACTGCATTTAACACCAATATGGTGGTGAATGAATCCTTTATTGATAGTGCAACTCTTCGGGAGAATGTTGTTTCTCTTGCACGTAATATCGGATATGTACCAAGATCAAAAAGTGCATCAAAGGGAAAAATAAGTTTTTCCGTAAGCACACCTAGAGATTCTAGTGGTAATTTAATTTCAAAAACAGTTACTTTAAAGGCAGGAGTAGTTGCCTTAGGTGCTGTGGAGGGGGGAAATTATATTTTTTCAATTCCAGAAGATAAAACAGTTGTTGTTGGAAATGATGGATTTGCAAATTTCACAGATGTTGAAATTTATGAAGGAACATTTTTAACTAAATCATTTACAATTGACGATTCGCAACCAAATCAAAGATTTTTAATTCCAAATGCAAGTGTGGATACATCTACACTTCGTGTGAAAGTTACAAATGTTATAAATGAAAAATATGAGTTATATAATAATATTTTTAAAGTAGACAAAACTTCAAAATTATTTTTAATACAAGAAGTTAGTGATGAGAAATATGAAATTGTATTTGGTGATAATATTTTAGGAAAAAGACCAATTAGTGGAAGTACCGTTCTTGTTTCCTATATTGTAACAAATGGAAAGGAAGGTGATGGTTGCTTTAACTTTACATTTTCAGGAATTTTAGTTGATAATAATCAAACAGCAATCACAAGTGGAATTTCTTTAATTACCACAACTCAAGTATCAGAAAATGGTGACGATATTGAGTCTATTGATTCAATTAAATATCTTGGACCAAGAGTCTATGCCTCCCAGTATCGTGCAGTTACTGCAAATGACTATAAAGGATTAATCCCATCTATTTTTCCAAATGTAGATACTGTTACTGCTTATGGTGGAGAAGAACTAGACCCACCAGAATATGGAAAAGTTTACATTTCAATAAAACCAAGAAATGGTAAATTTTTATCTCAAATCTCAAAAAATGAGATTAAAAAGCAACTAAAGCAATATTCAATTGCAGGAATACAACCAGAGATTATTGATTTGAAATATTTGTATGTTGAATTGGAATCCTCTGTATATTATGACAAAAGTTCAACTTCAAGTGTTACTGATTTACAATCTAGAGTTATTAATTCATTAAAGAGTTATGCAAAATCAACAGAATTGAACAGTTTTGGTGGAAGATTTAAGTATAGTAAAGTTTCAACGTTAATTGATAGCACAAGCACTGCAGTCACTTCAAATATCACAAAAGTAAAAATAAGAAGAGATTTACAACCAGCACTCAATACTCTTGCAAATTATGAACTTTGTTTTGGAAATCAATTTCATATTCAAAAGTTAATTGATGGGAAAGGATATAACATAAAATCTACAGGATTTACTGTCAAAAATATAGCAGATAAATTATATTTAAGTGATACACCAAGGACAGATGAAGTTGGAACTATCTTTTTCTTTAGACTTGTGAATGGAGTTCCATTCATTGTAGTAAATAATGCAGGAGAAGTTAATTACAAAAAAGGAGAAATATTATTAAATCCAGTGATTATAACTTCTTCGGATAATTCTTCGGGAATACAAATTCAAGCAATTCCGGAATCAAATGATATCATTTCTTTGAAAGATATATACTTAGAGATGGATACTACTACACTTAAAGTAACTATGCTAGAGGATGTGATAACTTCTGGAGAAAATACCTCTGCAACAGAATATCCAGTCACATCTAGTTACAACAACGGAAATTATATAAGATAAAATGTCAGAAGTTAAAAGAGTAAAAATCCAATCTTTTATTGAATCACAAATTCCAGAATTTTTAAATTCTGAATCTCCTCTGTTCAAAGAATTTTTAGAGCAATATTATATTTCACAGGAACATCAGACTGGTGTTACTGATTTAACAGTTAATTTACAAAATTATAAAAGCATTGATAATTTTAATAACGAAACATTTTACAGCACAGTTGGAATTTGTACTCTCACTTCTGATGTTGTGTCTTTTGATGATACGATTCTCGTCAATCATACAATTGGATTTCCCCAAAAATATGGTTTATTGAAAATTGATAATGAAATTATTACATACACGGGAATTACAACAAATTCTTTTACTGGTTGTATTCGTGGTTTTTGTGGATTAGATAAAGATAATACAAATGATTTATTTAAATTTTCTTCAACAGATACTTCAGACCATACAAAAAATTCACAGGTAATTAATTTAAATATTTTATTTTTTCAGGAATTATTTAAAAAATTCAAAACACAATTTTTACCTGGATTTGAAGATAGACAATTTGCAACTGGAATTAATTTACAAACAATATTATCAAGAGCAAAGGATTTTTATACTACAAAAGGAACTGATACTTCATTTAAAATTCTTTTTAGTGTTCTTTTTAATGAGTCAATATCTGTCATTAAACCACAAGACTATTTAATTTCTCCATCATCAAATGATTATTTGATAACTAAAAATATTTTAGTTGAACAAATAATTAGAGATTCCACATTTAAAGTTTCGGATTCTACTTTAAGAAAAGAATTAAAAGGAAAAACAATATTTCAATCAACTTTAGATAATAAAACAGCAAGTGCATCAATTTATAATGTTGAATATAGACCAATAAATTCTGGAGATTTTATATACAATTCGGTTGGATTTGACGAAACTGCACAAAAAAATTATATCACCAAGGATTTTTATGAAATTTCTTTAGATCGTACATCATTTATATTAAACTTTGAATCTACTAAGAAAACAAAAGTTTTAGAAAATACATTCAAAAATTCAACTTCTATTTTAGTTGATTCTACAATTGGATTTAAAAAATCTGGAACTTTATTGATTAAACCAAAAAATCTTTCAAATCCAATTGTTTTAACATACACCGATAAAACAATTAATGAATTTTTAAATGTAAGTGGTCTAACAATTGATTTAGATTATGGTGCAGAAATAATTGAAGAAAATTTCTTATACACATATTTGGATGACGGATCAAAAATTGAATTCAGATTGATTAACATTATTAATGATATTGATTATAAAGAAACATCAAATTTAAGAGTAAATGATAAAATACAACTATTTTCATTTGGTATTGATTTAAATGACCGAATTGAATTCAATCAATGGATTTATAATGTACCAACAACGCATCTCATAAAATCAGTAGATACAGGTAGAATATATTTGTATGAAAACATTAATTTGTCTATTGGAGACCAAGTAGTATTATCTAATCCAGATTTAGTAGATGTACAAAATGTTACAGTAAGTATTGAAGGATTTGGTTTTAATGCATTTGGACATTTTATTGATACAAAAGGTCCAAATGCAAGCACATTCAAAAAAACACATTTAACAAAAATCATTAATAAAGTTTCTAGTGATCAAAATTATTTTCCAAATGTTTCTATTTTTCCATCTTCAATTCAGAATACCTACATTGATTATAATAGTGAAAATTTTTATGTTGCTTCTTCTGGACTCCCCAATTATGAAATTTATGCAACCGATAGAAAAACATTTGTTTCTGCAAATGTAAGTACGGGTTCAACTACAATTTTAAATTGTTCTAATCACAATTTATTTACTGGTGAAAAAATATATTATATTCAAAAATCTGGAAATGTTGGAATTAGAACTTCTGCATATTTTGTAACAAAAGTAAATGACAATCAAGTAAAATTGTCATATAGTAATTCTGATTTATTCTCAAAAACTTATGTCCCAATAAAAAATAATGTTGATGGTGATTATTTTGTTAAATTTGATTTTCAAAATAAATCATTAGGCAATCAAAAATTATTTAAAAAATTTAATTTAGTTAAAAAATTAAATAAATTTTTTACAGATAATGATAAAAGTACTATAGATAAAGCCACTGGGATTTTAATCAATGGTGTTGAAATATTTTCACCGACTCTTTATGATGAAAATATTTACTACGGAAAAATTAATTCGGTCATTGTTGAGAGTTCAGGAAAGGATTATGATGTTATTAATTTTTCTGGTTTAGAAGTTGATGATATTTATGGCACTGGTGCATCAGTAGAGGCAAATCTATCTGGAAGTCTGGATAAAGTAATATTATTAAATCCTGGAATTGGATATCCAAGAAAACCAAAAATTACTTTAGTTGGAGGAAATGGATCAGGAGCAGTTTTAGAGTCAAACTTAGTAAAAACTAAAATCGTATCAAAATTTAACCCAAGTTCCGCCATCAGCATTGGATCAAGCACAATACAGTTTTTGACTAATCATAATTTTGATGACGGAGAAGAAGTATCTTATATTAATGATTCTAATGGAAATGTATCACCATTAATAAACAATTCAAATTATTTCGTAGGTATAGTAAGTGCAACACAACTGAAATTATATAAAACTAAGGAAAATGCATTAGGAAAAAATAGTCCTATTACTTTCACTGGGATTGGTTCAGGAATACACTCTTTAAAAACCTTAAATTCAAAAAATACAATCACAAAAATTTATGTAAAAGAAAAAGGAAAAAATTATTCAAATAGATCGGTCAAAATACCAAGTGATTTATCATCAAATAACCAAAATAATGGAATAAACACATTTGATGATTATATTTTTGCAAAAGAACACAATTTTAAAAATGAAGATGTAGTAATATACTCCACAAGTGGCACTTCAATATCTGGATTATCAACTCAAACAAATTATTATGTTACTGTAATTGATAGCAATAGATTTAAATTATCAGTTTTTGGATCTTCTGAAAATCAAAGAATTAATTATGATAATAAAAAATATGTTAGGTTTTCTTCTGTAGGGGTAGGAACTCACATTTTCTCATATCCACCAATTCAAATTGAAATTGAACACGTTTCTGGAATTGCAACTTCACCATCGGCAGAACCGATAGTTCTTGGATCAATTGAAAATGTTTTTATCACAAATGATGGAAAAAATTATGGTTCTCCTGATACATTAAATTATCACAGAAAACCTAGAGTTGGAATTTTCAGTATTCTTTCTGAATGTATTCTAAAACCAGTTTTGTTGAATGGTTCTATTGTTGATGTTCAAATATTAAACTCTGGTAGAGGATACGGGAAAGACATTGATATAAAGATATTTGGCAAAGGAAAATATGCAGAATTATATCCAATTGTAACAAATGGAAAAATAACAAGTATTAATATTTTGAATTCTGGTATAGGTTATGATGAAAAGACTACGTTACTTATTCAAAGAAGAGGTTTAGGTGCAAGATTTAGTGCCAATATTTTTGAATGGAAAATTAATCAAGTAGAAAAAAACAAAAAAATTATTTCACCCAATGATGGGGGTTTAATTGTACCTAGTAAAAACAACGAAACAACACTGGAATTTATTCATTTTTATCCACCAAAAAATCTAAGATTTAAAGTTAATAATTTTATTGATAAAGATAATAATGAAATCTTACCAGACAATAATCAAAATCCATATAAAATTTTAGGGTGGGCTTACGATGGAAATCCAATTTTTGGACCATATGGAAAAGTTAATGGTGAGTCAAAATTATTACAATCAAGCTATAAACTAAAAAATTCTGGTGAAATCGGAATTTCAATTTCAAATCAACTGAGACCCAATTTTGGATCAGGATTTTTTGTACAAGATTATCTTTATGATAGGGGAACTGGAGATTTAGATGAATATAATGGAATGTTTATTAATGACAAAAATTTACCAAATATTAACTATGGTTACTTTTCAACGATTTCTAATGATGAAAAAGAACCACAGTATCCATATACAGTACCTTTGAATTTTAAAGATTTACCAATAGAAGAAAATTTTAATCCGTTATTTAATCAAGATTTTAATTTTGAATCCTTAGATATTGTTAGAAATATTGGACCTTATTATTTGAATTCAAGTAATTCTTCTTATGATTTAATTGATAAAATTGATTCAAAATATAAACAAGAATTTATTGTTAAAGATATAAGTTCTTCTGGTATAACTTCAATTTCTATTTTTGAACCAGGTGATAATTATAAAGTAGGAGAATTAATTAAATTTGACAGTAAATCTTCTGGTGGAAATTCAGTTTCTGCTGAGATTTCTAGGATAAAAGGAAAAAACGTATCAAATGTACAGGTTGGAATTTTAACATTTACTGATGTAAATTTCATCACAAAGGGTGTTTCAATAAAAGGAATTACAAATCAACCACATAATCTAATTAGTGATGATGAAATCATTATATCCAATTTGTCATCAAGTGAATTTAATCATTTGGAAGGAACTAAAAAAATATATGTTTTCCAAAACAGTGCAGGATTAGTAGAAAACCTAGAGAGTCAATCAGTTACTGGAGTGACAACATACGTTAAAGTTACCGATGTATCTGGATTTGAAGTTGATAATTTTATAGGAATAGGAACAGAAGTTTTAAAAATAATCAACATTTCTTCAACGGAATCAAAATTATACGTAAATAGATTTGATAATTATTCTGGAATACACAGTGTAGGATTTGCAACTGTAACTTTGTTGCCAAATACATTTACATTTTCAACTCAAAAATATGAAGATGATATAGTTGAAAATAAAACTGTTTATTTCAATCCAAGCAATACGATTGGAATTGGAACAACTGGTTCAATTTATTATAACATAGTCGGATTTCAAACTGCTTTCGGAACTTTAAATGCAACAGGTCTCAGCACAGTTGGTGTAAATACTACTTTATTGGAAATTGGTGATTATGTATTTGGGACTAATATTCAAAATAACACAACTATAACATCAATTGGGATTGGTTCAATTACAATAACACCAGACCACACTCTTGGTGGTGGGATATCAACAAATTTATTGACATTTTCAAGGAAAATATACGATAAAACTGTTCCAAGTCGTTCAATATACATACCAAGTCACAAATTTTATACTGGACAATCTATTACTTATAATGTTGGGTTGGTTGGAAATGGCATTGTGGTTTCTGAAACTGGGACAGGAACAACATTTAGATTAGCAAACAACCAAACAGTATATACAGTTAATTTAGGAAAAGATTATGTTGGTCTATCTACTTTAGGATTTACTACTAGTACTGGAATTGGAACGACACAAAATTCTTTATATTTTAGAAGTCCTATTGAAAATATTGGTTTGGCTCATTCTTTGACAACTCAATATGAAAAAATTAAGGGGAAAGTAAATAATTATTCAGTAGTCGTTTCAACTTCTCAAACACACGGTTTGCAAACAGGTGACAATATTAAATTTAATTTTGAACAAAGTAACACAAATACTATAAAATTAAGATACGACAAAGTAATTAGAAAAATAACTACAGAACTTATTGATTTTGACCCCTTATCGGGAATAAACACACTCACAAATGAAATTAATATTCCTGGAAATAATTTAAAAACAGGAGATAAGATTGTTTATTATACTAATGACCAAACTTCTGTTGGTGGATTATCTACAAATGCTGTGTATTATGTTTTAAAACAAAATCCAGATAAAATTAAGTTATCAAGTTATCAATATGATGCTAATGTTGGAATTGCAATTACTTTGACTTCTGTTGGTGCAGGATTAACTCACAATTTTGCTCTCGTCAATCCACCAATCAATATTTTAAATGGAAATATAATATCCTTTGATTTAACTGATGGTAGTCTTTCAAATATGGATTTGAGACTATATGCAGATTCCAATTTTAGTAAAGAAATAGAAACATTCAAATATCTTAATTATGACACTAATAGAGTCAAAGAATTGAATACCAAGTTGTCTTTGCCAACTGAAATCTATTATAATTTAATTTCACTTTCTAAAAATGAAGATGAAAAAAATCAATTGTCTTCAGATAAAGAAGTAAATGGATTCAATAAAATTAAAATAATCCCAAATAATATTAACACTTACCATTCTATAATAAAAACAGGAAATTCGCAGTTTAAATTTAATTTAAACGTTATTCCAGAACCACTCACATTTATTTCTGGATTATCAACATCATACTATGATACTGATTCAAAAAATGTTGTTGGTCCAATATCAAATCTTAGAGTTAATTTTGGAGGAAGAGGATATAAGAAAATTCCAAAAATTTCTTCAATTACTACAACATCAGGAAAAGGTGCAGCATTAGAAGCAAAATCTTCTACTATTGGAAAAATAGAAAATTTAGAAAGAGTAAAAGATGGATTTGATTATCCAAGTGATACTACACTAAAACCTTTTTTAAGTGTTCCTGCTGTTGCTCAAATAGGAGATATTTCAAGAATAGAATATGTTGGTATTATAACTGGAGGAAATGGATATAATACTGCACCTACTTTAAAAGTTTTGGGGAATAATAAAATTAAATTATCGGCCAAATTGCAAAGTGGTAGTGTAATTGGTGTTGATATTGTTGAGAATACTAATGATTTGATAACTCCATTGAGAATTGTACCTATAAGAAATTCCAATGGTTATGAAATTGATAGTGTTGTTGCCTCCAATGATGGTTCTACTGTAACTTTAGAACTTCTTAATAATTCAGAATTATTTCCACTAATTACAACTGGTTATGGAACAACTGATGTTGTATTTCCATTTACTGAAGGTGATGAAATTTTCATAGAAAACTGCAGGCAAGTGGATAGAACTAAAGATAATATAAACTCCAAAGATTATAGTTATAGATTTTTTACGGTAACTTCAGTGAGTTCTCAAAATTTTACTGTCACTTTTAGTATGACTGGTGTTAAAGATTCATTGAATTTAAATCAAAATAATGGAGAATCAAATTATGAAAATGGATTTGGATATGGTTATGTAGTGAATAAAAAAGATATGGCCGTGTTTGAAATGAATTTGGTTGATGATTTGAGTTATATTTCTGGAGAAAATGTTTTTGGATATGATAATAGAGGAAATTCAGTATTTTCTGCAAAAGTTGCAGAAAATGGTTGGGATAATGAAATTAACCAATTGAGAATGGTAGATGCAAAAGGAGAACTAGAAGTTGGAAATAAATTAAAAGGTGAAAAATCACTACTAAATGGAACAGTAAAAGACGTAAATAAATTTAATTTAAAAGCAAATCTAGGTGTCTCAAGAGATAAAGTAAATGAAAGCAAAAATCAAAGTGGATTTTTGAATGATTATTTACAAAGACTCTCAGATAATTTTTATTATCAAAGATTTTCTTATGCAATTAAGAGTCAGATTTCTTATGATAAGTGGAAAGAACCAATCAAATCTCTAATTCATCCATCAGGATTTAAAGAATTTTCCGATTTAGATATTGTGAGTATTCCATCTTCAAATGTAAAAGTTGGAATTAGTAGTAATGATTTAAATCTTAGTGTTTTGATGGATAATATCCAGTCACTTTACACTAAAAATAATTTTACATTAGTTTCAGAAGATGATGATAATTTATTTGAAGATGGATCAATTGAAAGAATTAATGTAGGTGCAGAAGAAGGAAATATTGCTGGAGTTGGAACTTTTGGTCCTATCTTTGGGGTTCCCCTCAAAGAGTATATTTTAAATAAAACAAATAAAGTTTTATTGATGAATGACATCAGTGATCAGTTTGATGGGTCAAATGATTACATTTCAATAGGAATTACCACAGCAACATTTAATGCTCTAAATCAATATTATGTTGGAATTTCCACAGAAAATTTAAAAATAGGTGATTATATTGGAAATTCTGAATTTTTAATTCCAGAGGCAACATTAGTTGATGAAATTGGAATTAACAGTATCAGAATAAATTTACCTCATCGTTTGCAAGTGGGAATTGATACGACTGATGTATCAATTAGAAGAAAATTACCTGGAAATAAAGTCGTAGGTAAAACATCATTTGAACTCACATCTGGAATTAGTTCGGAAAAAGTACCATTATATTATCGTGAATTCAATTCTAATTCTTCCCAAATTTTGAATTTAGATAATAATATAATCAATCTAAAGAGTCATAATTTCCAAACTGGTCAAAAAATATTTTACAACAGATCTATTATTGATTCCCAACCAGTTGGATCTGCAACAACTGAAGTTGATAATGCATTTTCATATAATGTTTCTAATAAATTTGATTCAAATACAATTATGAGACTTGATATGACTATATTCAAGTTTGATTCAAATTAAACCATAAATAATCAAAAGAAACACATTACCTAATGGCAAGACTAGGGATATTTACTGGAACTACACCAAACGATGGAACTGGAGATACTTTATCTCAAGGTGCAGTAAAAGTTAATAGTAATTTTAGTGAAATTTATACTGCAATTGGTGATGGTACTAACATCACCAATACGATTTCTTTTGCGAACACCTCTACTAATGTAGTGGGGGGAATTGCTTCAGTAACAAGTTTAAATGTTTCTGGTGGAATTTCTACTGTTGGTTTTTTAACTGCAACTAACATAAATGTTGTTGGAATTGTAACTGCTTCTAGTTTTACAGGAAACTTAACAGGTACAGCAACTACGGCTAATAACGTAAGTTCTACTATTAACATAAACACCACTGGTATTGTAACTGCTTCTAGTTTTACAGGAAACTTAACAGGAACAGCAACTACCGCATCTAATTTACCTTCAAATATAAACATCAATACATCAGGTATTATAACTGCTTCAAGTTTTGTAGGTAACTTAACAGGTACAGCAACTACAGCAGTTGGTTTAGGTACAACTTCAAGCATTAACACTACAGGAATTATAACTGCTTCAAGTTTTGTAGGTAACTTAACAGGTACAGCAACTACAGCAACTACAGCAGTTGGTTTAGGTACAACTTCAAGCATTAACACTACAGGAATTATAACTGCTTCAAGTTTTGTAGGTAACTTAACAGGTACAGCAACTACAGCAACTACAGCAGTTGGTTTAGGTACAACTTCAAGCATTAACACTACAGGAATTATAACTGCTTCAAGTTTTGTTGGAACACAGTCAATAACAATTGATGGGTCAACATTAATTGGAACAAATATACTTTCACTTTCTGGTGTTTCTAGTGACTTTACAACAGTTGGTTCTCAAACTTTTACCGTTCCAGCAGGAGTTACAAAAATATCAGCAATCGTAATTGCTGGTGGTGGAGGTGGTGGAGCAGGACAAGGTGGAAATGGAGGTTCTGGGGGTGGAGGGGGTGGTTTAAGATATATTAACGACCATCCAGTTGCACCAGGTCAAGTATTAAGCATTTCAGTAGGAAATGGTGGAAATGGTGGAAATGGTGGAAATGGCAGTGCTGGTGGCACTTCTGAAATCACTGGGATTGTAACTGCTTATGGTGGATCTGGAGGATCAACATCTCAAGGAGGGTCTGCTTTGGGTGGAACTGGAAGTACAATTTCGGGAAATATTGGAGGATCTAATGGTGGCAATGGTGGAGGTGGAACTTTAACAACTGGTGGTGGTGGAGGTGGTGCAGGAGGATATACTGGAAATGGAGGAGATGGTTCACCTGCAACTGGAAATAATGGAACTGGAGGTTCTGGAGCAGGTGGAGGAGGTCTCGGGTCTGGTGGAGGTGGAGTTGGATTGCTTGGATTATCATCAAGTGGAACTGGGGCATCAGTTCAGGGAGGAGGTGGTGGATCTGGTGGTTCTAATGGAACAACTGGGTCAGATGGTCAAAATGGAAGTCCTGGAGGAAACTATGGAGCAGGTGGTGGAGGAGGTGAAAATGGTAGTGCCACTCTTGGAGGAAATGGTGCTCAAGGTGCAGTAAGGATATTATGGACTCCAAATTCCAAGTTCTCAAGACTCTATCCATCACATCAAGTTGGAAACACTATAAATCAATAAAGGTATTAAACAAAAATGGCAAACAACATAGGAGTATTTTTTAATATAAATGATAATGATGGAATACCTTTGGTTGGTGTTTCCACCGATGGAAGAGTGTTTCTTGATCCTTTTTATGGTAATGTTGGTGTTGGTATAACAAATCCATCAGCAAAACTTCACGTTTTTGGAGATTCTTTAATTACTGGAATTGTAACTGCTTCTAGTTTTGTAGGTAACTTAACTGGAACAGCAACTACAGCAGTTGGTTTAGGTACAACATCAAACATTAACACTACAGGAATTATAACTGCTTCAAGTTTTGTAGGTAACTTAACAGGTACAGCAACTACAGCAACTACAGCAACTACAGCAACTACAGCATCAAATCTCACCAAAACTGTAACTGCAGGATCTGGATTAAATGGTGGTGGAACATTAACCTCCAATGTAACTCTTGATGTTAATGTTGGAACTGGCATTACCATTAGTTCTGATTCAGTCGCACTTAAAAATGGAGATAATTTAACTGATAATAGAATTTTAAAATGGAATGGTGGTAGTGGGCAATTAACTGATAGTATTATTACTGATACTGGAACTAATATTGGTATTGGTTCTACACAACCAACATCAAAATTTGAAGTTATTGGTGATGCTTCAATTTCTGGCAATCTTAAACTTAATACTATTGATCTAGGAAATAATACAGATACTACAATTTCTCGTTCTTCTGCAGGTGTTGTTTTCATTGAAGACCAAGAAGTAGTGACAACCACAAGAGATCAACTATTACAAAACAAAACTTATATAATTCCATTCGTTCAAGGTCAAGGAGTGTCTTTAATTAGTGGATCCGAGACTACTTACCAATATTTGTTTCCTGAACTATTCCCATCTATTACTTTGAGTGTAGGAACTTATGAAATGTTTGCATATATTATAGCATCAAGAACAATTACCGGTGCTGCTTCTTCGTCATTAAGAATTCGGAATATTGCAGTATCTTCAGCTGCAACTGGAACATTTACTGGTACATCTACTGGAAGTTCCCCTAGTTTTTCTAATATTTTAAGCCACCATCTTTCCCAGAGCATCACAGACCCAATGATTATAACACCATCAGGAAATAATAGTGGAAATTATATTTCTAAGATATCTGGAATTTTAAGAATAGGTGTTGCTGGGAACTATATTCCTGGGTATTCTATGTCAGCAACTATAAACAGTTCCGTGACCTGCGGTAGTTATAATTATATGATACTTAGAAAAATATCTAGTTCTGGATCTATTGTAGCGCAAGGTGGTTGGGGAGCTATTCCGTAAAAAATTATTTTATTAATCTATAGATTGCAACAATAAATATAAAAAGCACTGATTAAGTAAAAATATTAATGAGAACAACTCCAGGGGCAGGTGCAATATTATTTCCAATTTTTGATGGAGATAAATATTCTGTATCAAAAATTGAAGTGATTGATGGTGGAGCAGGATATGCATCAACAGATCCTCCAAAAATTGAAATTGAAAATACTGCAACCCCAACAATTGAGGGTGTATTTTATCCAATAATTAATCATCCAAGCAATGGATCTATCGTTTCAGTTTTAATTGTAAATCCTGGTGAAGGTTATTTTCCAGTTACAAATACACTTGGTGAAAAAATTGGAATTGGAACCACGTCTTTAGTGGAGCCACAATTTGTAACTAAAGAATACGGTGCTGGAATTATAATGGGAG